TGTAACCGGAAGCGTAGGTAATGGCATTGCCGGAAACCGAATAAGCCAAACCCGGCCGCAACCGAATGCCATTCTTGAATAGCTGCACGCTGCCCGTAGCGGGCGCGTGCGCAAGAGTGAATACCGGGTTAACCCCGTCAATGGCGCCCGTGGGGGTTTCGTCGTCCACCGGTGTGGCCACGGTGGGAATGGTGGGCTTATTGAGAATCTGGGCCGCGCCGGTGATGGCGTTCCAATCGGAGTTAACCTGCGCCGCGGGAATGGCGGGCTTATTCAGAATGGCGCCGATGCCATTTGACAAGGCCCAATCGCTCTGCACCTGGGGCGCGGGAATGTTGGGCTTATTCTGAATTGCCGCCACACCGGTGGCCGCGTTCCAATCCGCGTTAACCTGTGCAAGTGGAATAGTCGGCTTATTAAGCACCACGGCCGCGCCGGTAGTGGCGTTCCAATCGGAGTTAACCTGTGCCGCGGGAATTGTCGGCTTATTGGCTAAGTCCGAATAGCTGCCCGTACGGGCCACGGGGGCGAGGTCCGCGGAATTGGCCTTTAGCGCTAGGTCGGCAATGAGGCCGCTAACGTCATTCTCGGAAAGCACAATAGCGCCGGCGCGCCCGGCCACCGAGGTCACCGGCGCCGCGGGTGCCAATGCCGCAATAGCGGCCGCGGTGAGCTTTACGTTAGCGCCCGCGCGGGCTACCGGAATTTGGTCTGTGGCCTGTGCTGGGTTGCCTAGCGTTAAGTCCGAAATCTTGGTGTTAGACATTTGTTCCCTCACGCTTCCAATCGAATTTGGCTAATGCCGTCTTCCAATACCAAGGCGCTAATGCCGTCTTCCATGTACAGGCCCGCGGTAACCGGTGGCAGCACCGTAATACCCCCGCCCACCTTGTGCGCGTAAACCTGTAGGAACATGCCCCGAAGTGGCACGCCTGGGTCTAAGAGATAATCCACCGCGAACAGACGCCCGCCATACAAGATGTAACAAGACTCGGACACGTTCGGCCGGAAAACCATAGATACAAGGTGCGTTGTTTCGTTATTGATTAGCTGGGCTTGCTCTAAGCGCTTGCCGCTAAGGTCTTCGACACCCGAGGGTACGCCCGAATACAGCACGGTAATCCCATCGGCCGCGATAACGTCCACCCGATATTGCATCTTGTTAATAAGTGGCTGCATCGTTACTCCATGCTCGGGTTAAAGTCTTCCAGACGACACGAAATAATCGCGTTGGTGATGCCCTGGGGCACGTCGGTAATATCGCGCGTAATCCACCAATGCCCGGCGAGCTGCAAAACCAAGAGCTTGAGCTTTTGCGGGTATCCCACTACCCGCGCATCGTGCGTGCCTTGCGCGGCCTGTATCGCGTTCGGGTCCGCGGCAAAACCGGCCGTAAAGTAAATGCGCACCGATTGGGGCCCAGGCAAAGCCACCGGCCAACCCGCGTTAGGGAGAGGGCTAACGCGGGCGGGCTTGGCCGATAGATCGGCGGTAAAGTCGGTGTCTACGTCCAGCTCTTGCGTTGCGCCTGAAAGGTCTTTGTACGTAATCTTCGCCACCGACTGCACCGGGTTGGCGAGTAATGCGATGTCGAACGGGTTGCGCACCGAAGCGAAGCCCGCGGGGTACGATGTAATCGGCCCGGTGCCCTGGGGGACTTGCACACCGTACAGGGGGCCCAGAGCCGCGGACGGGTACGCGAAAATCGGGAATCTATCGGCATACTGTACGAAGTCCCGCGGGGTTAGGTAGTACCCTAAAAGGTCTTCGGCCATTTGCCGGGCGCCCGAGCAGCACAGCAAAGCAAACGGGTCGTTGTCATCTATGATCGCGCCTTGCAGTAAGGTGCTTAAGTCGGCCGGTGTTACTAGCTCGGTGGTCGGTACTGATACTTCGCTAATTGATCGGCTCACGTAATCACCCTCGTTTCTAAAAATTGGGGGCCGTACCTCGGTACCCTGGCGGTAGGCCCCCGCCCGCTTACTAACTATCTACAAACCCCAGCGTCCTACGTTGCCGGGCAAACGCCGACTGCAAACGCCTTGGCTTGGAGCAATTTGCCGTCTGTGCGCATGAAGGCCGCAAAGCCGACTTGGTGGTTCTGCATGAACAATTCATTGAATCGAATCGCGCTGATGCCCAGCACATCGCGGACGATGTACTTCTTGAAGTTGCCGAAGATGATCGGCTTCTTGTTGGCGCCGAGCAGGTCCATGTCCTGGTTGTATTCGTACGGATAACCGCAAATGGAATCCGGCACACCCGCGGCAAGCGAAACCTGCCACAGGGGGCGGCCGTATTTGTCTTTGGTCTTCCGAATTGCGTCATACGTGGACTGGTTCGCCATGAAAGTGGCGCCCACACGGTAAGCCGGGTCAAGTGCGGCAATGAGGTTATCGAAGTCGTCCGAGCCCAAGCTATTGATGTCCGTATCGCCCGCGTTGCCGCTGTTTGCGTTCGCACCGACAATTGTGACGTTGCGGGTACCATCGGTTGCCAGAGCCGTAAGAAGGCCCGTGGGCTGCCCGCTGCCTGTTCCGACTGTGTACGCCTTGTTGGTCAGACGGCCCAGGCGAACGCCGAAGGCTTCGGTAAGGAAGGACTCGGGGCTAAATGCGAAATCCTGCAAAGCCTGCACGGAAACCAAAACCGCGTCAGACGAAGCGAGATAAGCGCCGAGCTGCACGTTATCGAATGTCGGGCTCGTTTTGTTCATTGCCGCCGCTTCTGCGAGCCAAGAGCCCGAGTTAGCGGTATCGTCCATGCGCGGCCAAGGCAGCGGGTTGCCGGTCGAAGTCGGAACCACGCGGCAAATATCCCGAATGCGGCTGTAAGCCTTCAAGAAGACTTCGAGTTCGCGCTGGAAGCCGGTTGGAACCAAAACGCCGTCAGCGCTAACCGACAAGTCGGCTCGCTGTTCGCCCGCACGCACGAAGCCATCAAAGCCCTTCTTGTAGCCATCCGTGCTGCGCACGTCGGCGGCTTCGTGTCCATCGCCCACAGGCGGGCGCTCTGCGTTGCGAATCTCGGCCAATTCCGCGGCAATCTTTTCTTGCCGTTCAATGGCTTCAATCTGCACGCGCAATGCTTCTTGCTGTGCATCAAGCTCGGCGTGCTTGGTGCGGTTGTCGGGCTGCGAAAAATCCAGGTGCTTGCCCATTTCCTGCACAAGGGCGTACCGTTCCTGGCGAAGCTGCAATGCGGTTTTCATTTCCTCTAGCTCCCTGTTTTGAATTGTGGTCTTCACTCGCCCTCGGCAAGTGTCTTGCTATTCGCGTTGCCGCCCTCGGCGGTAGCGCTAAACTTGGTCCAAAAGTTCGTTGTACCGGCGCACGCCGGTGCTATCAAACGGCTCGGCCGCGGCTTCGGGCTCGGCCATCGCCGCGCGTACCGATGCGGGCAATTCATCCGCTGCGCTGCGCTCTTCGCGGGCACTAACCGAAGTTTGCTCGTAAGCCGGGTAAGTAACCGGGCCCACGTCGTAAAGGCCGTCAATTTCCTCAATAGTGCGGGTAAGAAGGTACCGGCCGTCCGCGGTTTTCTCGCGGGTCACGCTGTCTTTGCCCACGGTAAAAGCGAAGCTGCACCCGGTAACATCTTTGCGCTGCACGAATTGGTGCACGTCTTTGCCAATGCGGGTTTCGTTGTTCATTTCGTTTTTGTACGAAAGCCCCTTATCATCCTGGGCAATAGACAGTGTGCCGTTCGTGGTGCGGCCCAGCACGTTATCGCGGTCATGGTTAAAGAGGCAACGCACGTCAGCGTCAAGCACCGGAGTGAAGGCACCCGGCTTAATCCGCTCAACGATGCGGAAAGTGCTGTCTTCATACATGACGTAATCAGCGTTGAATACCGCCGCGTAGCCTTCGATTTGCGGGGTGTGCGCCGCGGTTTCCGTTGCGCGTACTTCCGCGCCCTTGGTAAATCTGCGCTCAATCTTCATTTGGTGCCCCTTCGCTTTCGGAAACGTGCGCTTTAGCGGCCCGCACTATGGCCGAAATAACCTCTTGCACTTTCGTGGCGTCCGGCTCGGATGGCCAAGCCGCCGCAAAACCTTCGATGGCCGAGCGAATGTAAGTAACTACATCCTCGGGCATGGGCTCGCCCCAGGCTTCGGGCGGTAATTCTTGCTGTGCGACACCCACAAACAAGGGGCCAAAAGCCCGTTGGAATGCCTCGTTATCTAGCCGCTTTCGTGTCTTAAGTTTGGCTAATTGGTGCTGAAAGGGCACCCAGGCGCCGCGGAATGCGCGGCCTTCGTCGGTCTTGCTCTTGTCGTCTTTCGGGTCCGTGTCCGCGTTCGGGTCTTCGGACCCGTTGCCTGTGGCACCCGCGGCTGTTACTAAGCCGTCTTCGGTGAGCGTGGCCATGTTGACTGCCTGTAAAAGATTCTTGCCCGGTTTTTTGGGGTCGAAGTTTTCCTGCGTGGTGGGGTTGAGGCCCAGGAGCTTGCGGCCTTCGTCTATTGTGTAGACGCCCGCATACCGTCCGGTTTGGAGTGCCTTTAACAAGGTCGCATAATCTGCCCGCTCGTAGTCGGCAGTATCAAAACGCGCAAAGAATTTACCGGCCGTGCGCCCGGTGGCGGGGAATAACTTGGTGTTAATGGCTTGCTGCCACCTTACAAACCACGGCTTAAGAGTCCACATTAAAAGGTCTAACGCCTTTTGCTCAGTGTTGGCCCGGCTTTCCACCGCTTCGCCGCCAATCATGTAGACGGGCACGCCGTAACACGCCCCAATTTCTGAGCGTGAGAACTGGCGGGTCTGTAGGAATTGGGCCTCGTCCGGTGCAATGCCAACGCTTTGCCATTCAAGGCCGCCGTCCAGCATTGCAACCGTGTGGGCGTTACTTCCCGCATGACCCGCCACCCAGCTAGCAATATTCTCTTGCTTCTTGTCCTTCGCCACTAGATTAGGGGACTTGAGGTATCCACCCGGTCGCGCGTCATTCTTAAAAAATCGGGCGCCGAACGCCTGGGCAGCGAGCGCGGCGCCTATCTCTTCGCGCATCAAATACTTGATTGGGGAAAGTCCGGTGTATGGGTCCGTACCCATGCCCTTAACATGCACCATGTTTTCAGGCTTGATAATTCGGGTGCTCCCGTTCGGGGTGTCCGAGGTCTTGTAAACCAATTGGTCGGTGTCCCGGTCACGGTACAAGAAGGTGCGGTACGGTGAGCGCAATTGCAGCTCGGCGGGCTGCCCGCCATTGTTGCGCAGTACCTCTATATATGCGTTGCCAGTCTGCAAAAGATGCACTTGGGATGCTGCGAAGAAATCGGCCGCGGTGTACTCGGGGGAAGGCTGTAAAACTAGCTTGTCGTATAGCGGGTGGTCGTATGCCACCTTAAAGCCGCCGTCTTCTTGGCGCTCGCAGACTTCACACGGGGTAGACGCGATTGCCGAGCTGATAATCCGAATGCACGCGGCCACGGCGCCCACTTGCATAGCCGTCATTTCGGTTACGAGTACGCCGGACTCGCTCGGGGGCATACCCATGCCGAGGCCCAAGAAATCGGACGGTACGGAAAACATAGACCCCATGAAATCGCGCAGCTCTTTTTTAAGCCTGGATTTAAGACTCATAGATTCCCTTCTAGGAAGGTGGGCCCCGTACTGATCGGGCGGTGTACCTTGGGCGGGTTGCACCGTCTAGCAAAGGGCCCAATGTGAAGGTGTTTAATCATTTGCATTTTGACGGTACACCTTAAGACGTTACCTTGTCAAGTGCATTTTTACAATCATTGCAAATAAATTCGATGGCGCCATCTTTAAGCGTACCGCCTGTGATGGCCTTGCAGGAAGTGCACGGCGCGAACACGTCCACCGAGCTGGTATCGTTCGGCGCCAAGTCAATGCCAATCACCCGAATAATCGCGGTGCACAGTGCTACTATCGGGTCGATTTTGTTTTCCGGCTTGAGCTTGAACGGGAAGATATTGTCTTTCTTGTCCGGCTTCGCTATCACGTTCGACATGGCCCAGGTAGCTACCGGGTCACCGTCGTAGTGGAAGCGCCCGTCATAGATCGCGGCTTCTAGCTCTTTCATGCTGGGCGATAGATTCTTTGTCACTTGGTCAACCTGGGTCATGGTGATGCCTTCGGCCATGAGCTTGTTAACCAGCTCCAAAGAGCCCCAGGGGTCATGCGCTACCTCTTTAACGTCGTAGGCCGTGCACGCTTCGCGTATCGCGTCTTCGGCTAGCGTGGGGTCGTTCGTTTCGCCTGGGCACACTTGCAACCGGCCTTCGAGCGCCCATTGCTTGTATGCCACGGGGCCCGCGTCGATTCGGGCCTCGGGCGTCCAGTGCGACCAAAAAGCCCAATAGTGCCGCTTCGTCTTGCCGTCTGGGCCCGGTTGCCATTTCCAGAAGAGCCGCACCTGGGTAAGCAAGTCCAACTTACTGGCAAGGTCTAGGCCCACCACGCACGGCCACCCTACAAAATCCGATTCCTTTAGCGTGGGGTCCGCACACTTGCCGAAGCGCCGCATGTCCATCCATGCCGAGCCCGAGCTTAACCACACGTCTAGATGCTTCGTTTTAAAATTGGCCTGGGCGCTTACTTGCTGTATCGCCTTCTTGGCTTTGGCCTCTAAGTCGTCCGCGAATACCGACACGCCGAAGTTTGGGTTGGCCTTGCGCCAACTTACCGGGTTGGTCCAATCGTCGCCCGGCTCGGGTGGGTCCGCTTTGGGATTCGGTAGGTCTATCGTGTAGACGATGCCAAAGTAAACTTCGTCGGTAAAGACCCCTTCGAGCACCTTGCAAACGTAGTCCCGCGTGGCGTAGCAAATGCCAGTTTGGTCTACGCCCGCGGTGGTGATACTCCAAAGCATGGATTGGTCGCGCTTGCCGGTGGACGTGTCGAAGACATCGTACACTTCGCTAGTGGGGTGCGCGTGCAATTCATCCAGGCATACGAAGTGCGTATTGCCGCCGTCCAGCGATTGGGCATCGGACGACACCGGCACAAAGACCCCGTTACCCGCGGGGTGCGTAATCGAGTGCTCAAGCGCCACCATGCCGAAGCGCTCACGTAGCTTGATGCCTGGGCCCGTCCGTAACATCTTCTTGGCTACGTCAAAAACAATCTTGGCTTGCTCTTTGACTCGGGCCGCGCTGTAGACTTCGGGGCCGCCCTCTTTGTCCGCGGCAAGCATGTAGAGCGCGACACCGGATGATAGCGCGGACTTACCATTGCCGCGGGGCACTTCAATGTACACGCGACGGTACCGGCGCTTATTGGTGTCATTCTTGAGCCACCCGAATACCGTAGTAAGAATGAAGATTTGCCACGGCTCTAAAACCAAGAGCTGCCCTGATAGCGGGCCCTTAATGTGGGGTAGCTTTTCGATGAAGAGACAGACGCGCCCGGCCGCGGCTTCGTCAAAATGAAACGGGAAATTTACGTCACCGAGGGCCGCGCGGTGCAGGTCGTTAACTTGGCGCTCACAGGCGAGCCGCACCCACTTGCACGCGGGCACCTTGCCGCTAAGTACGTCCGCGCAGTATTGGGCCGCTATTTGGGCGTAGGGCCTCAAAGGCTTCGGGCCTTAAAGTGTGGAATCTTGACCCCGTGCGCTTCGCGCATGTGCATAATCACACCCGTGATATACCGGTACATTTCCTCGGGCAGCACGTAGGTGGCTTCCCAGGCGCATTCGGGCTCTTCGCACTTAATGGTGAGAATGCCCGCGGAAAGCTCGGGGAACATATCGCGGGTTTCTGGGCATTCGTCGTACGGGGCCCAAAGATGAATTGGGACGGTACCGGCGCCCAGGTCTTTGGTCGGCCCTAGTGTCACGTGCAGAGCCCGAAACCCATGGTGTGCGCACGCATCGTTACACGCGGTGCAAAACGTCCCTTCCATAACGTGCTTGCAAAAATCGTGGCCGCACACTTCGCAAATTGACATTTGCATAACTAGGCCCTCTTCTTAATGGCTAATGCTGCGAATTCGTCCACTTCCGGCACTTCGGACTTGAGCGCTAAGGCTTCCTCTTCGCGCAAGAGCACAAGCGCACGCTTCACCGCCTTAATCGCGGTGAGCATTTCCTTTTGCAGTTTGCACGCTGGGTTGAGTTTCTTAGTGCGGACTTCGTTACCGCCATTGTTGCGGGTGATAACGTCGATAAGCACGCCCTCGCGCCGGATGGCTAGGCCCGCTTGTCGAAGGTTGTACTTCATGTCTTCTAGGGTTACTTCCGCGTCGGCTATCTCTTCGCGGATAAGTGGAAGGGGGCGGGCCACTAGATCGGCCGCGCGTAGTGTGCCGCGGGCTTTCTTCTCTTCGGCGGTTAGCTTCGGGGCCATGTAATTTTTACCTACTCCTCAGGATATGATAAACCATATCTCACTATGTAAATATTACACGATATACTTGTGCAAACCTGCGCGACGGACTTTGCTATCTT